AAATTTCGTTATTGGCATTGATTTTACTCATCGGTATCGACCTCCACCGTAACATCAATTTCATCCATTTTCCCTTTAAGCAACTGCTGAAGCTGCTTTGTTGAACCAGTAAATAATATATTATTGGTCGTTTGGGTTTTGGGTGCTTCGTTTTTCTTTCCTGTTAATTCTCGAATTTTCTCTTGATGCAACATCAACTTTTCTGCAACTTCAGCGGTAGACTTCATTACTGTAGCGAACACTTCATATGCTCTTGGATGATCCATAGCTTGAGCGAGCTGAAGCATATCTGCCATCGCAATACGACCTGTCTCCAATGCGGTCACAAGCGTATCGCGCGCGGTGTTATAGTCTTTGAATGTATCTCTCGGTAAATCCAAGGCACTCAATATGCTATCAAGAGCAGGATCATCCTCCTCACTCTCGACGATTTCAGCTTCGGCTGTAACAACAGGAAGCTGTTCGTCTTCTTGTTCGTTCATCACAGATCCTCATCAACACCTGTTACGAGATTGCGACGAGTTCCCTCTGTTGGTAGAGTGTTATTCGCAGCATATCCCCAATCATCATCAATATCAATACTACTTAGGGTGACAGATAGCTCAATGTTTGAAGTTGGATCACCTGCTGCTGTTAGCCCAGGTTGGAAGTATAATCTGGAAGCTGTAGGCACACCTGCTATCTGATCTGGGTCAATGCCTTGTTCCCGTGTTGCTCTATATTGAATGCGGTATTCCCATTCATCGGTTGGGGTATCAAGGAATGCTGGATTAACCTCAATGACTTGATCTGCTCCCTTATGGGTAATAATATGTCGAGTGTTACCAGTAATTCCTGTGGTTCCTGTGCCCTCTCCAGTAATCGTAATGTATCCTTCTCCAGAGTATGTGCTATCTGTGCGAGCAGATGTGTTTGCCTGAAGAAAGAGGTGTGTGGTATTTGCTGATGCTTGAGCAAGGGTTCCGCTATGATAACGGGTGAAGCTGTCGGGAATAAAGAAATCCACATAGGCTTTCTTGATGATCTTTGGTGTTGATACGGGACCAAACAGCATGGTCTTCATCGTAAATGCCAAAGTCCAGATCAATGTTCTTCCACTTTCAAAGTCACCTTCATATGCGTCTTCTCTTATGATCGAGTCGAGTCGAATAGGAATGTCAACATCCACCTCATGCTCGGTTACATTGTTTAGTGTCAACGTAAACTCTGGGGTGAAGAATGGGAGGATTTGTTCAATAATCTTAGAACAATCTGCTGCGTTTCTACCGTAAATAGCAAGCTCGAAGTTTAGATCATATGGAACACCTTCATACATCATTCGCTTTGTGTTACCAGTTTCATCACTTGTATTGATTGAGGAATATTTGTTCATTGTACCTAGCTTGCGCTCGGCTGCGTAATTCATAGCTACCAAATCATAACTAATACGAGGAAGAGATGTCATAATCTGCTGTGCAAGATCGGGATCAGTTAGACGAGCATACCATTTTTCCTTGCTGGAGTATGTAATCGGCACAGAAATCCATGTTCCATTCGATCGCTGGATCTTGATTCCGTTGAAAAGTGTCCCAAAGGCTATAACACATTTCCTAACAATGTCGTGGTTGAATGGTGTACCCAGCATTAGCTATAATCTCCAAAAGGCGACTCCTCGCTCAAATCCAATACGCTCAGACCATCAGTCTCAAGAGTTTGATTATCTGCTATAATGGAATCTGGCATTGTGTTTCCTGTGAAGTTAACTCCGCTTGTGTTCGCGTTGAAGCTCTGGTCGATATTTACAATGCCTGTGCTGAATGTTTCCTGTGCGTAGCGGAAGTCCTCACAGCGGATTTCATACATCTGTAGCTTTCCCACCTGATAGAAGACACTTTCATGCTCAACAAAGTTGATTTCCATGAATGTGCCTTGACGTTGAGCTGCTGTGTTTGGATCAGTCAAATCAAAATAGATTAAGTCCCCCTCTTTTGGGCGAGAGCGAGTTGCACCTAAATGAACTTGCTCGGAGAGAAGATTATCGAAATCACGAATGGCAAGATTAAGTGTCAATGTCTCACGAATTTCAAGACCGAATCGAGTGATAATGTCTCGCTCACCGCCCCATCCTTCAGCAGTCGCGACATAGAACGGCAGCACATACGCTTCATCGAAGTAGCGATCCGTGCTTTCTCCGTAGATACTATCTTCTGTCCCCTTGCGCGGAAGCCAATAAGCAGGAACTCCGTAGATACTAATAGCCTCTACAACCAGATCCTCGATGAGCTTTTGCTCCGATGGGACGTTGTATCCGAAGTAATGATTCTTAGGCATCTAACTCATCCCATGTAAAAGTCAGTAGGCAGGGTGTATGAATCTTTCAGTTCTTGTCGCAGACGCTCAAGGTTCTGTTGGGCTTCTTGTTTGATCGAAGGTCCGTCCAGAGTGATACCGCCAGGAAGCTGAATACCAGCAAATTTGGATAGATTCTGCCCCCACTGTTCCCGCACCAGCTCTGTTACATATTCTTTCAACCACAGATCACCATATACTTTAGTGAATCCGTCTGGATCAACAATCTTGAATGCCTCAACAACAATATAATCACCGACAGTAGCATCTGTTTCCCAATCCCAATCAATATTCAATCTGTTCATATGTCGAGTGAATCGAATAGGAGCAATACCAACCAATACTTCTTGAAGAAGTGAAAGATGCTGGTGATACATCTTATATCCTGTGATATTGTCACCCCACGTCGCTGATCCAAATGCTGTATAATCCTGAAGTCGAAGCTGATATTCAAGATTGAACATACCAGATCCGCCTACATTATTCTCGGGTATGATCCGTGTAATATTTGTGTATACGTTAGAGTCGAATGTAATATACTTATTAGTGATGTCGTCCGCTGTCAATTGATATGGTTCATATACCTTTTGAGTAGCATCCATATGAAACTCTTGATACATCTTGAGAGCTTCATCCAGGCGATCCTCTAGCTGCTCGCAATCAACATTGATTTCGATGACAGGTTTTCCAAGACGCCGAAGCGCATATTCGATTAGACTGTCCCTGCTATTTGGAACTGCCATTTACTTCTCCTATCTTGTGATACTTCGGTGTAGAGTAATCGTTCCTCGAACAACCTGCTCAATATTTCCGGTGGATGATGTTGCTTCAACATCGTATAGGTATCTTCCGTCTTCAATAATAGATGTTTGATTATCGGTCAATGTAATAGTGACAATTCCTTCCGTGGCTGCATCTGCTGGAAAGGTTACTGCCAGATCCGTATAGGATGTTGAACCTACGCACTTACGCATATGACATCTACCACTTGTATAGTTTGAGGTATCAACCGGGTAACGACCTGATGTGTTTGATGTATAGAATACAACATTCGCTGTAAAGTCTGTTCCTTGCGAAATGAATAGGTTGTGTTCGTATGACATTAGTTTTCCAGTTCTCGTACCTTGAACTTTTCGAGTTCCTTGATTTTCGTTTCGTTTCGTTTGCGAGCGTTATTGACAATCTTGTCGAGTCGTTCTTTGACTTTCTCAGGTAGATCGCGAAGTTCCTGCTTTCTTGCTTTGATTCTCTTTGACTCCTCAACATCACCATCCTCAAGCGCGCGAATAGATGGAACATCTAGTTCAGCTAGTTTACCATTTCTTATGCTACGAATTGTTGATAGTAACGAGTCTGCCACTATTCTTGCATCCACGATTATCTTTTTCTTTTTTCTATCAACGACCCAAGCATAACGATATGTAGTATCAGGAATCTTATCTACATGAATAATAAATCCATTTTTCTCTTTTGCATATTTTTCCAACTGTTCTTTACCAGATTTCATTATCTGAATAACACTCACTGCACCATTTGATCTCTCTCTCACTACCCTGTAGTTTTGACTATCCATTACTATCCTCTAAATCTTTCAGGCTGTGGGCTTCCCACAACAATGATATAGATTTCATCTTCATAGACTAGAGCGTTACCTGTAAATGGCTTTGGATCACCATCCAAACGATCAAGATAATTGGTCCTAGACTCCACGATAATATTTGTATCATTTGCCACCCTAACATTATGTGTTGTCAAGCCTCCGGCACCAACATTTGATCCCACGGTCGGGGTTGTGGTTCTGGAATCATGATCCGTCGAATATTCTGGTGATCTTTTTCTTGTTTCAAAGTTATTATAGTTAGTTGTTCCGAGTTGATTAAATGTGCCCGACACGCCCACTTGACCCTGTAATCCAATGTTGCTTGTCCCTGACACAAATACAGCATATGAATTTGATCCAGGTAAGAATGCAGTATCTAGCTCAATATTGAATGTTCCCACTGCCAGTTCCTCAACAGCAAGAATATTATGGGAGTCTACACAAGTTGCGGCCGCGCGGGCTCCAGCCGATCCCGCAGCACTATCAGCAGATAGTAGTTGCTGAGAGTAATCACCGCGCGGAAGAATCCGAGCCCATGCGAGAATCGAGTTATTTGCGTAGATACCACCCTTCTCGACATGAACACCCTGATATGTAGTGTTCGCGTGAATGGTCATCACATGATTATTGGACGATCCAAAGAGGTGCGACTCGGTGTATTCCTGATTCTGATAATTTGCTTTGTTGTTGTCACGCTGTGGTCTTCGTTCCCACCACACCTTCATTGAGTTTTGACCCATGAAGGTTAAACTTCCCGGTGCCATGGCATCCGTTCCAAAGAACTCGCTACCTATACCCGGAGCAGGAACAGCATAAGCATCGTCTACGCTGATTCCATCGAACCATCCCATGTTATTCCAGTTCGAGAGTGTAGCAGCCGAAGGGCCAGTTCCAGCACCATCAATCCATCCCTCAGAGAATCGTCGAAGACCCTCTGTTCTCTTCATTATGTTACCACTTCCAACTGAAGATTGACTGGAGAGATTTGATGTTGATCCCGCAACAACACTGATGGGTTTGAACGCTCCGTTTGCGTTTGGAATGGGTCGTAATCCAAGAACGACATTGGTGGGATAGTGACCGTAGTTCTCGCCCACCGCCGGTGAGCCGCCTAACTTAGTAACAGCTTTTTGAGTAAATATGCTTCTTCGACCATCACGATCACCCGCAGGAACGTCGGTTACATACAATCCAGCAGCGAGTGGGTGACTGTTTGCGTTAATGCCAACTGATCCACCAGAATACCAATCTTCTCCAAGATTTTCTGGAGTGTATATTCTGTTATCAAGGCTGGCGTCCAAGGAGACCCCAGAGATCAATGACGTGTTTGCGAGAACACTGACTGTAATATTCTTGCTTGTGTTGTGAATATCTGTATCGTTTGGCCCGAGATTTTGAGCAATGCTCAACGATCCATGTCTGGCTCCAATGTGATATGTTCGTTCTGGTACGACGCTTCCAGTAAAGGCTCCGCCTGGATCTCTAGATGCCTCGTTAGCGTCGGCCGACGACCATGTGTATGCTGCATGACTTGGTGATGGGTCAATCAGACGAACACCAGCTTCCGCACCATACACAGCAACACCACTTGAGTCAGCATTATAGCCATTGACTGTCAGTGTGTATCGGGGGAATGTGTTTCCGATACCAACACGACCAGCATAGCTTCCGTCCCAATTCGGGGATGATGTGCCAACTCCATTGTTTGCTGGTGTATAGATGGTCAGTGTGTTATGTTCTGGTCGAATGCCGATTTGATAGATTTGATTGCGATTAGCATCATTTCGCATTTCCGCAACGAATAATCCGTCTCTTACTTTATCCTCATCATTGTGTATGCCACGTATCTGATTCAGGAGTCGGGAAGACTTACCACCAAGTACGAACGGAATATCAGTTTTACCTATGCCAGTGAACGCATTATCAATACCAATTGTCCACAATCTTTTATCTGTATTATATCCGTCATCGTGGAGTGAGAATGCAATGAGTGTATTTGCTGTGTTGTCTCCTGCTATCCTATGACCAGAAAGGTCAAGCTGAAATCCGGGGTTAATGACCGCGGTTGGGGACCGTACGGATTTACTAGACGCCTTAGCGGGTGT